GTCGGCAGCGTCAGATGTGTATAAGAGACAGGCTCCCAGCTTCAGAACTTCGGCATGAGCGTGGACGAATCGGCCGACAAGACCAACGAGCTTATCACCCTTGGCGCCGACTTGTCTTCCATGTTCGGCGGCACCACCGCCGACGCTGTGGACGCGCTCAGCGCCGCGCTCAAGGGCGAAATGGACCCAATCGAGAAATACGGCATCTCTCTTAACGATGCTACGTTGAAGGCCCAAGCGGCTTCGATGGGCTTGGGTGACCTGTACAAGTCGGGCGACCGTAACGCCAAGATGCAAGCCACGCTGGCCGCAATCACCGCGCAGAGCGGCAAGGCCACGGGCAACTTCGCGCGTGAGTCCGACACCCTACAGGGCCAGCAGCAGCGCATGGCGGCGGCGTTCGAGAACACCAAGGCCACTCTTGGCGAGGCATTGTTGCCGATTCTCACACAGGTGGCGGCGAAACTTGCCGAGTTCGCCACTTGGGTGCAGCAGAACACCTCGTGGCTGGTGCCGCTTATCGGTGTCATAGCGGCGGTTGCGGCGGTTATCATCACGTTGAACGCGGCCATGACCGCGTACAGCGCCGTGGCTACCATCGTGGCAATCGCGCAAGGCTCGGTGAATCTCGCTTTTCTGCCGGTCATTGCCGTGATTCTGGCGGTTGTCGCGGTAATCGCGCTGCTGGTGATGAACTGGGACAGCGTGAAGGCCGCTGGAGCGGCGGCGGCGCAGTGGATAGCGGACAAGTGGAACGCCTTCATGGGGTGGCTTGCCGGTATCGGTGCCAGCCTGAAGCAGTGGGGCATCGACACTTGGAACGCGATAGGTCAGGCGTTCCAGCCGGTGGCCGACTTTCTGGGCGGCTATTTCAAGCTGCTGCTGAGCATGTTCACGTTGAATTTCGACGGCATGAAACAGGCCGGTCAGCAGATGTTCAACGCACTGCCCGGCCCCGCCCAAGACGCCATCAACCGTATTATCGGCTTCTTCACCGGATTGAAAGACAAGGTGCTGGGCGTGTTCGACAGCATCGTTGGGGCAATCAAGGGCGCGTTCAAGTGGGTTTCGGACTTGTGGGGCAAGATTACCGGTGCCAAGAGTGAGGCAAGCGGTTTGAGCGCCCAAAGCTACAGCACGCAAGCCGCCGCCTACGCGCTGCCGGTACGCCAGTACGCCATGAGCCGCGCAATCACGCCATCGGCGCCGACCACGTACACAGCGCCTACCGTCAATCTCGCCCGCGCCATTGTTGCCCCCGCCAACCGTGCCGACACCACGCGCCCCGCGACGGTGAACGTGAATATCAGCGTGGACGCTCACGGCAACCTTGACAACGACAAGGTGGCCGGTGAAATCGTCAACAGTCTCGACCGTTGGGCGCGCGTGCGCGGCAAGGAGCTGGCGTTATGAGCAGCGCGAACCCTTTGCCCGAAACATGCCATGTGTATCTTGACCTATCGCCCTTGCCTTTGCAATCGGACGACAGCGCCGACCTCGTGGCGTTAAGCCCCTTCACTATCACTTGGGGCGTGTCGAACCCGTGGGACGATATCACGCCGAACGTGCTGAAAATCACGCTTATCGACCAAGCAGACCGTTTCAGTAAGTCGGGCGACTTGCTCATGGGCCACAGGCTCACCATCTCACCCGACTGGGGGAACACAGCCACACCGGTGAACTTCTGCCTGTTCGACGGCTACGTTACCGACGTGCAGATTCTCGACCATGACGGCGGACGAAACCGGTTGAGCGTGACAGCATCGGACAGAATCTATATCTTGAAGACCGATTGCCGACAAGGGCCGAACACGAACACCACCGCGAACATGGCGCGCGGCTGGCAATGGTGGATGCAAGGGCAGACATCAGAAACGGTGCAGAAGTGGCTGTACTACGACGGCGTGCAAAACTACTGGTGGCCGTGGAGTATTTTCCCCACGCCATTCAGCGCGGAACAACGCAAGAGCTTCATCGACTGGGCGCAAAGCTGCCGGACACGACAGGTCAACAGCAAATACCAGTTCGAGATTGACCGCACAGCCTACATCTCGTATCAAAGCGCCGACCCGAAGAAAATACCGTCTTTCGAGGCGCTGTATCTTCGATGGACGATTGACACCGTGCTGACCGGCCCGCGTATCCGCACAGGCGACGACAACACAGACATAGGCGTTGACAGTCGTTATGCGGACGCTGGAGACGTGATTATCGACCCCGAACCGTCGTTGAGCGCAGCAGACGAATACTACACGCAACTTGAGTTCAAATATTCGCACCGAGGCAACGGCAGCGGCTACAAGACGGTCGAGTTCAATCAGGACGGCAGCCGTTCCGTTCAGGTCGAACAGTCGGCGCGTGAGGGTGACACATGCCTGAGCATCGAGGCCAATTGGACTCAGTACGACAATCAGGCGGACAGCGACCCCGGAAAAATCGACTTCACGCTTGCCATGAACACCATCAGGGAAAGCAACCGGCGTTTGCGGCTCCCCGAAGTCACGTTCAGGGGCGACAGGCTCAACCAGCTTTTCATGTACTGCCGCCCAACGGTCATGGTGTTCATCGGCTCGAAATTCGAGCGTTCGGCACCGGCCGCATACGGGCCGTGGGCGAAAATCGGCGGCACGCTCACATACGACGTGACCAACCGCAAAAGCCACTGGACGCATAAGGCGCGGCTTTTCCCCGCCGTCAACACCAAAACGGGCACGCCGACATGCGCCCAGATGAAGGCCATGACCAGCACGGCCACATTCGCTGACTGCAATTGGAAACTTGGCGCTTTGCGCTACGTATCGAAAATAGGTGAGGAACCATGACAGTAGGAACCACGGAAAAATACCGTTTCCCGTACCCCGAGGACAACGAGCCGATAAGGAATCTCCCCGATATTCTTCAGCAACAGGCCGAAGGCATCGAAAGAGTACTGGCGAAATTCGATTACGGCGGCGGAGACCAGAACGCGCTCACCGCGCGCGTGGCATCGCTCGAAACCCTGTTGTCCAACATCAAATCGAACTACGTGACCTTGTACGACAACGACAACAACGTCTTCCAAGGCGCAATCTCCCTGAACGAGTCGGCGGCGAACTTCGAGAAACTCACCATCTGCTTCAAAAGCAACGACAACGTTTATGCGTCCATGGACGTAGCCAACCCGAACAAGAAGATTGTGTCGCTCACCACGAGCTTCTACAACGGAAACGCTTACTTCTACGTGAAAAACCGCTGCTATCTGATTGACGGAAAGACAATCAACACATGGAAGCGCAGCACATCGACCGTTTACCAGACCGGCGAGGTCAACGCGGCCGGAAGCAACAACGCATCCATGGGCGACTTCATCACCATCACCCAAGTGTACGGAACAAGGAAAATGAGCCTTGTATGAGCGAAGCAATCATAGTGGCGATTGTCGGCGTGGCCGGAACAATCGGCGGAGCCATGACGACCAACATGTTCGCCGCCGCAAAAAACCGGCTGGAAGCCTACCAGCTGGCTCAGGAAATGCAAGCCGACAACCAACGCCTATGGCAATGGAACCGCGCGTTGGTTGACCACATCTACAAAGGGCTAGGCCCGCCACCACCCAGCCCGCCAGAAGATTTGTTCAAACACGACAATTGAAAGGAAAACATGGATGGCATCAAGTGGATAGGAAGCCCGAACCACTACAACGGCCGCTTGGGCTACAAGGTGACGCGCATCACCTTGCACATCATGGCCGGATACCTGACCGGCACGGACAGCCTGTTTCAGAACCCGAACCGACAGGCATCAAGCACGTACGGTATCGGCCCCAACGGCGAAATACACCAGTACGTAGCCGAATCTGACGCGCCATGGACCGACAGCAACCATGCCAGCAACTGCCAGACCATCAGCATCGAGCATCAGGGCGGAATGGACTTCATACCCTGTACTCAGGCTTGCCACGACGCTTCGGCGCGACTGTGCGCGGACATCGCCCGCCGATACGGCTGGCCGAAACTCGTACACGGTGTGAACGTGTTTCTACACCGTGAGATACCCGGCTCAGACCACACCACATGCCCCGACCTCGCGCCGAACGGGCTGAACTACATCTACGTAATCAACAAGGCAAACGAAATACTGGAAGGAAACGACATGACCAGCGCCGGAGACGTTTGGAACTACGGACTTGGCGAGAACGCCACAAGCGGCAAGAACAACCTACCCGCATGGGTGAGGCTCAGTTGGGTACATCACGACACCGCCGCGCTCTACCGAATCCTCACCCGCACGGACGACGGCGGCACCAAGGACGGCAGCAGAGGCGACATCTACACGCGCGTGTGCTACATCGACAAGCGCGTGCGTGAGATGACCGCGACAATCACCGCTCAGGCGGCGGCGATTGAAGCGCTCTCCAAGGCGCTCGGCAGCAACCCCGCCGATATCGCCAAAACCGTTGAAACCGCCGTGAAAGCGAAACTGGACGCGCTCGAAATCAACGTGACCGCGACCAGCAAGACCGAGAAGGAAGGCTAAACCATGGATAACGAGGAACAGGTGGAAGGCGGCGACCCGCGCACGCCCGGCATCAGCGCGGCCACAATCGCCCGCTTCATTGTGCTTCTCTTGGGACTTGTCAACGCGGCGCTTGTCATGTTCGGCGTGGACACCATACCGATTGCGGACGAAACCGTGAACCAGCTAGTCGCGCTGCTCTTCAACGTGGGAGCCGCGCTCTGGGCATGGTGGAAAGACAACCCAATCACCCCGAAATCACGCGCCAAGCACGCGCAATGATGCAACAGCCCCCACACAATGTGGGGGGGCTGTTGCATATCAGGCCAGACACGCGGCAGCGGCCTTCGCCTTCTCTTCGGTGCCGTTCAGCTCGGTACCGTTGATTTGCGTGGGCCAGTGCGTGAATTGCTTGGCGAAACCGTCAACCGACATGACCGGCGCGGCGCTGGCGGCATCAAGACCGGACACCAGCCATATACCGGTCTCGGTATCACCGTTGAAACCATCGGCGGTGAACTTCATGGCAAGCCAATAGGTGCCTTCGGTGTCGCCCTTCACGGCCTTGCCGGTCTCGGGCTTTAAACCGCTGCTGTCGCTGCCTGAAGCCACGACATTCAGCACGTCTTGCGGCACGTCCAGACAATCGGACTTATCGACGGCTGTATTGCCGCCGCAAGCGGCCAACGACAACACGGTGGTAACGGTGAGGGCTGCTGCGATAATCTTTTTCATGGTTAATCCTTCTTTGGGTTGTCAGAATCTTATCAGGCTTGCAGAGTGACGGCGGACATGCCGGCGCGTAACCGGCTGTCAGGCATCGCAACGTAGATTTGTGTTGTCTCGACCGAGGAATGGCCCAGCAGTTTGCTCACCAAGTACAGGTCATGTGTTGACTCATAGGTTCTGGTGGCGTACCGGTGCCGTAGCGAGTGGGCCGACCAGCCATCAGGCAGCAGCCGTGTAATGTGCTTGCCCACGTAAGACGCTTCGACGTGTCCCGACCATCTGCCGGGGAACAGGTAGCCGCCGCACGCTTGTATCTCAGCGGCCAAATCGTCAGGGCACGGCACTATGCGCTGCTTGTCGCCCTTGCCTCGCACGATAAGCGACTTGCCTAGCAAATCGTCCATCACATCATCACTGTTCACGGCGGCAATCTCGGAACGACGTAGGCCGCATTCGGCGGCGAGCCGTATCATGCGCCGTTCATCTTCGGTGGCCTTCCCCAACGCCATGAGAATATATTTGTCAGGGCAAGGGTGGGGGTGCGCCTGTGGCTTCTTCACCTTCGGCACCTTCGCCGTGGGATTGTCACCACGCCGACCCGTCTCATAGAACCAGCGGTAGAACCCGGCTATCGTGTTGCGATAGCCCTTGCGCGTCTCGGGTTTCCAATCATGCGCCGCGAAAACCCGCGTTATCTGCTCACCGGTTGTCTCCATCGGGCTTGGCAGCTCACGGCACAACCGCGCTATCTTGTACCGGCGCGACCTCACCGTGTCGTCGCTGAAACCAGCGGCCTTCAACGTCTCCAACCAGCAATCAACATCTTGCGCCCACGCAACGGGCATAACCATTTTCTTCGCCATGGCCGCACGCTACCACCATGCGCAGCTAGTCAACCAGCGCCCAGTAATCGGGATATATCCAAGGTGGTTTAGCCCCAGAGGTCCATGGTTCAAATCCATGCCCCGCTACCATGTACAGAAGGTCGGAATCCTATTGGGTTCCGACCTTCTGCGTTATGCCGTCTCACCGCCTGCGGCGCTTGACTATGGCAAGCATCGTACAGCCAACGGAAAGGAACGCAACCGCCACTGCGCTTGGCATGACCATGCTGATTCCAGTATGAGGCAGCTGCTCCTCAGATTCCACCGGTTCTTCCGGTTCTTCCGGCTCCCCCGGCTCAAACACACGCGTCCGCTCCCATGCATCGTCGTATCTACTCGCTGCCGGCATCACACGGTCATCGCCCGCAAATTCCCAGACGAACACATACCAGCCATGCTGATCGGCAACGATGTGCACCGGCTCGCCATGCGCGTCCAACGATCCCGCACCGAACTTGAACGTTCCGTTGCGCGCCGGAATCTCCCAAGATCCCACCAAGCGGTGATGCTCATCCTCAGCCGGCACTTCGGCGCCAGTCGGTTTATATGCCTCGTCATTGACGGCATCATCCGCATCGCCGGACCACCACACACTCACGGTGGCATGCGGGCGGTCAGCGCCGAATCCATACTCCTCATTGCCGGCGAACGACCCATGGTCGCTCGGGAAGCCGGACACGGTTATGGTGTCGCTCAATTCAGAACCCACATGAGCGGAATGCTCGGTCACCGTTGACTCGACCGCGACCTTGCGACGATTCACATTGCTTTCCGCAGCTTCAAGGAACGTGCTGGACCAGTCCCGAACAAGATACTGCTTGGCCTCATCGCTTTGCGAAGCACGACGGAACACCCACACCCACGTGCCGAAACTGCCCGTACCGGTTCCACCGCCATCGGCCCGATCCGCCTCACCTGCCAGATATGGCGTACTGCCACCAGGCTCGGTCATGGCTTGCACGCGCACAGTTTGTCCCGAACCGGTGAACGAAGTCTGGCCGTATGCCGATGGACGATACCCGGCTTGCTTGATCCTCGCCAGAAAACCATCGGCGCTTTCCTGCGAGCGCGGTTCGATGACCAAGCCCAAATCATCGGCAGTCAGACCATCAAAGTAGTACCCTTCGGCTTGCAAGGCGAGGTCTGGCACCCAGTGACTGCTGGAGTCGGCCACGCCACTGGTCACATCATCGAATATTGGGGAACCGGCATCGACCACTTTGTCCGAGACCGTGGTACTCACCATAGGAGCAAAGTCCTTGCGCACCGTAAATGTCGTTGCCGAACCGCCCGTCGAGACGAACGAATCAAGGCCCAGGAGCTGCTGAATGCCGTCCATAGTGCGCAAGCGCCCGTACTCGTAGGTGGTTTTTGCCGTTACTTCGCCGTGACCATCTGCTTCCCATGCAAGGTGCTGCACGGTAGCGGTGGATACACCTGAGAACGTAGCTTTTCCGGTACTCACAAAATGCGCCGGCCCCTCAAGCGTTACCGTGAATGGAACACCTTCCACAAGCTCACCGTTGTATCCCTTCACACTCACCGCCACGGATCCGCTGCGCAGCGCCACGGCATCGATGCGTTCCACAACAACGTCCGCGGCCACTTTGTTTTCCGATTCCTGCCATATCTGTTCCGCACGCGGAATGATATCCGGGTGCTGCTGCCGGACGCTCTCCCGCTGCTGCGCCCACTGAGTGCCGATGCCGAAATGATCCTGGATAATCACCGCCACGGCCGCATGATCCCGCGCGCCAGCTTTTCGGTACTGCTCAAGAATCCAGGCCATGCGGCGTGCATTCTGGTCGTCTTTCAGCAATCGCACCGGGCCGACCGTGTAGTCGGTGATGGGCCCTGCTTCCATGCAGTAGTAATGGTTATTCGAGGTATCCAGCCCTATTACTCCCAAAGGCAGTGAAATGCCGTGTGTAAACCGGATATGCAGATTCTGCTCGGAGGGTCTCAGCGACGCCGCATAGGCTTCGCCGGCCATACCCAGCACCATTGCCAGCGCCAATATCAATCCCGTCAGCATGGCCAGTATGGACATGCCCTTTCTCCGCCATGCCAATGCCATCGCGAGTCCTTTCTTCAATCTCTTGCTTGAACCGCACATCCTTGTGCGTGCGGATAGACCACGAGCATGGCAGGTTGGCGGCGTGCGGCACATGGTTTTAGGCCAATGTGGTTCGAGCTTGCGTTTTTTCGGCGAGTTGTGGATAACTGGGCTATCAAGTTATCCACTTCATGCCGTTTGCAGAACGTTTCGCCAGAAGTGTCCACAATGCGCGTCCCCGAGCTCAAGCCCTTTAGAATGGGCAGTATGGCAGCAGTACAACATCGCGCGACCACGCGCACAAGCAACAGCGACTCCACCAAGACCGCGAAGTCAAAGACCTGTCTCTTATACACATCTCCGAGCCCACGAGAC